CTTTGTTAGCTAGCCTTGGAGTGATCACTAACCAAATCCGTGAGCAAGCCCTGGTCGACTTCGAGGAGTTCATGATCCCTCAGGGTAGAAAGGCAGCGATAGATTTTTGGAACGGTGCTATGGGGAATGCTGCCAAGAAACTGGGCGAGACGGAGGAAGGTTCTCAATTGTCTTTGTTGCATAGTATGACTGAAGAATTAAAGGATCAACCCTGGTATGTTCAAGCTGCAGCGTCCAAGTTGATCCCAGTTATACAAAAAGCTGCAGATAACCAGGACAAAACAAAAGTTGCGAAAGTGGTACACGGCAAGTTTGGGTTTGACTAGGCCCTGCAACGCCCCAAAACGCCCTGTTAACGGTCCGTTAACGGCCCAAACTCGCTTTTTATACCCTATCCTACCCCACCTCATCCTCTAGTCCTTCACTTGTCTTTAATGGATTTTGGTTGTAAAGCTATATTGTAATCCAATTTTGCTTAATTATTTTGGTTAGGATTCCCTGGCACTCGTAACATATTGTTACTTCATTGCTAAACTTATCTGTCTTAAGGTGATCCTTAGATTGTAAGCAAAGATTGCAGCGTCGCTTCATTTATTCACCCGTAATCTCTTTGTACCATCTAGCACAACAATGACAGCGCATCTTAGTCTTAATGAATTTACACTTCATGATTCGACCCATATGTTACCGTCCTCTCTGCAGGAGATTGTCCAGGTGCGTTCATACCAATCCTTCTGGAAGTCTACAACTTCATTAGCAAAGAGATCCGCAATGGTAACTCTCACAACGTGACAGTTAGTTCTCCAGGTAAGTCTCTTTCCTTTCTTCTCAAGAGAAGAATAGTCAGGATGAGGGTGGGATAGTAGGAGTACCTGAATGTCAAACTTACTACCGTGCTCTGTTTCCACAGGCTTAGGATCAGTGAGGAATTTTACTTCACACTCCTGTCCTTTCTCAAGGCCACGCATCAACGAAGGCGTGCCCAGGCTATACTTGTTCTCTTTTGGCAAACTCATATCTTATCAGCAATAATCCAGTAAGTTCTAGTATAAAACATTTACAGTATACTCAAAAATAAGTAACTACGATCTAAAAAAACTGCAGAGCGTTCCCATTAGCTTTAATAGTGTTACTCATATCTGAGTATATGCCCGTGGGACTCTATACCAGGAAAGGAGCCAATGGTCGCCGGATGTACTTTAGAGATGGTAAACTTATCAGCAAGAAATCTTATGACACATCCCGCAAACGTAAGCGATCAACCAGAAAAGGTATGCGTCGTAAAACCGCTCGCAGAGCTTACACGGGCAATCCAAGGAGAAAGAATATGGCACGAAGAAGACCAGCAATGCCTCACCCTTCCATTACTGGAATGGCTGCAGGCCTAAGCGTAGCACAATACTTGAACCAGGGAACATCAAAAGGATTCGGAAAAGGAGTTATTGATGATGTACTTGGAGGGAAGCTAGGAGATGCGTTCAATGATCTATCAACTAATGCAGTTGGATTAGCAACTTCCCCATCAGGGAAAGCAGTTCTCACCTCAGCAATAGTATTAGCTACTGCAGGTGGAGTTGCCAGGAAATGGTTTCCATCAGTAAAACTAGGTGGAACGAAACTATACTTCAAAATATAAGGAGATAAAAAACAATGTCAGGACTACAAACACGAACCTACACTCTCGCAGGAAGCGCACTAACTGCAGGTACCTTTACCTCAATCAGTCAGCTTATGGGGAGTTCGCAAAGCACAACTAATCCAGAAGGAATGAATAAAGTTGTAAGAATCAGCTTATCTTGCTCACCGGATCATACTAGCGCCACTGATGGCTGCAGTGTGTTCAAGTTTGCAGGAGATGGTGTTTCAGTACAGCAGATATTCGGAGGGCCTTCCTGGTCTAACCAGGCAGCAGGACCACTCGATGGTAACAACGGAATGCCCGTTGTAATTGAGAATTCTGCAGGTATCTTTGATATCATAGCTGGCAACCAGATAGACTTCTCAGTAAGTTGCACAACAGCGGAAACGGTAGACGTAGCAGTATCGATAACCTATAGCGCTTAGGATCCTTATGGCTATCTTAGGCGGTGCAGGTAATCCAGTAGGCGGAAGCTTCACTGGTCCAGCAGAAGCTCTTGAAATAGTAGGAGATCATGCTTATGGTTATTCTGGTGTAATTGGAATAACTACTGCAGAAACAAACATGCTGACCTTTACTACAGGTAATTTTTACTTTGTAGGTACAGTGCAGTTCATGTACGCAGCTAGTGCAAACGATCCTTTCAAGTATAGAATTTATCTAAACGAAGCGGTAGTTGCACAGTATGGGGTTTCAATGAGTGGTGATTATTCCCAGAATGAAACAGGTCCTGAACAAGACATAGTGCGAATAATAATTCCACCATATACAGAAGTTAGAATGACTGCAGAGAATGACGGTTCTGGAACAACGGATCAAGTTGTTGCTTGTCAAGGCAGAATTTACCGAACCAGGGATTAATGTACGAGGACTATAACCTGGAGCAAATGCTAATGCGTTTTCTCCTGGCTGCAGTAATGATCCTTGAAGGAATTAGGCAAGTTGGTTAATGGTACTTACCGAATACGGAACGTTCGGCGGAGGAACTGGCGGTGGTGGAGATTGGAATCTTTTTGGAGAACCTGTAATAGGCCCCGAGGAACCTACTTTAGAAGAAGCAGATCTTGAAAATATAGTAGATCAAGTAAAACCTTTCTGGCCCCTGTTATTGATTCCCCTGGTTATACAGCTGTGGAATCGATTTAAGAAAAGGGAGGATGATGTACCCTGGGAAGCAATAGCCAGGGCGATTGCCCCAATAGTTGCTCCGATTATATTATCTGCAGTATGGGTTCTATTAACTAAATTTGATAAGCGAGTTGATTGGTTGGCCAATATGATCGCAGTAGCTGAAATAATACCTACTGTTGATCTGAATGTTCCCCCTGGAATTGTACTAGGTTCGATGTATGCCTCAGCTGAGGATGTACAGAAGATTTTGACAGCTGTGGTAAAAGCAGGAGAAAGGTTAACTGATCTCTCAGCTGAAGATTTAGCTGATCTAATCCCAGAAATACCTCAAGAAAGTAAAGGCGAAGATATTCTCAGAGCTTTAGTTGGTGGGGAACCAGTAGGCAACCTTATACTGGATTTGGTCTTTGGTAAAGAATGACAGACGAAATATTCGCACTTGTTTGGGTCTTGAGCTTTGGGCTTTACTTGGTGATTTATACTTACTGGATTCCGCTAAGAACACAAAAAAAGATTGAGTCCTGGTTAATGTCGGAAGAATCAGACGAAACTTTGTTAGCTAGCCTTGGAGTGATCACTAACCAAATCCGTGAGCAAGCCCTGGTCGACTTCGAGGAGTTCATGATCCCTCAGGGTAGAAAGGCAGCGATAGATTTTTGGAACGGTGCTATGGGGAATGCTGC